CTGCTGTGCCGCTTGCTGCTGGTGCATCTGTGTAAGCTGTTTGCCTGCGTCTGACACAAGTCGTGAGAGCTGCACCTCGATCTCCTCTGGCAGGGGTGCGTCTGGCGGAGGCAGTGGAGCCCCGAGCCTCTCTTCGATCTGCATCCGGTAGGCAAACCCAAGGTGCTCTGCAACGTGCGCTTGAAGTGCAGCCATAATCTGCTGCGCCATGGGATTCTGTCCGATAGCCGAGGCAATCATCGGGTCTTGCATGAACGACATATGAGTCGCAATATGCGCGTCGTGGTCCTGATAAATAAACGCTTTTAACGGTTTCCCAACCAAAGCACCCATATTCTCACTTATGGGATCCCGTGGTTTCTGATCCTCAGCCAGCGGCACAATCTTATCGGCCTGCTTGATACCAAGCGTCTCCAGCATCTGCCTGTGCAAGAACGGCAGGTCATAAATCTGTGGAGCCTGCTGCGCCATCTGGAATGCCGCTTGATACTGCACCACCCGCTGCGCCATGGTCGAGGCATTAGGGTCGCTCACAGGTACCACTTCTACTAGCGCATAATCGTCCGACCGGGCCCGCTGGTCCACCCCCTCAGGTATGTAGTCATACGGCTCATCCGCGTACTCTGCGATAAGAGCTTTGAGGAGCTTGAACTCCTGTTTCATAGCGAAGTGCACACGGGCCTGCACCGCAGCCATGGGCTTGAGGGTGCGCTCCAGCAGCGCCAGCGTGGTCCCGACCGGTGCGTTAGCACTCATGTCGGATATGTTCATATCACTTATGGCACCCAGCCTGCGCCCTTCGTTCGTTATGCGCTCCAGCAGCGCGGCAAGCACCTGCGACGGCTCCTTATACGGAAGCGTCATTATGTTGTCTTTGACAGTGCCCGAGGGCACGTCTACGTCTCGGAACTCCCCAGGCTGGATGGGCGTGTCATCGCCCTTAATACGCAACCCCCGCGCTTTGAGACCCCCCGGCAGGTTAGACAGAGTCCCTGCATCCACAAGCTGACGGATGAGCGAGGTGCCCGCACGAGCGTACCCACCGATGATGTGGATGAGCCCAAGGCAGTAAAACCCAAAACCCGGTACGTAACCGTAGTGCACGAAGTGCTGACGCGGGAGCCGCAGGGGATCAGTGGGGTCCCAGTTACGCCGCACAGCCAGCACGGTACCCGTGCCCTTGTCCACAGTCACCACATACGGCTTAGGCAGGTCATCCTCGTCATCAAACCCAGGGATGTTGCGTTGCACATGCACTTCATACAGCGCGTACCGGTCGTCAGACGTAAGTGAGTACCCACCTTCTTCAGCTTTTTTCTTCTCAATATCCGTGTAGAACGCAATAGGATCGCCTAGATCGACATCTTTGTAGAACCCAGCGGCCTGCATGTGGTCAAGATCGTTCTTGGTCTTACGCATGATGTGCGTAATGCGCTCAGCCATCTCGATGTGGGACGTGCCGTATGGCACGATGACATCTTCTGCAGGTATATAAATAGAGACCTGCCGCCCAAGCCGAGGATCTTTGTAAACCTTCTTAAACGCAGAGCCTGCAAGCCCTAGAGAGTAGAGCATGCGCTCATGCTCGTTGCGGTACTCAACCATCCGCTCGGTTAACTGGTAGTTCATATCGGCCTTAACCCGGGCCGCTGCTTCTTCTTTCTCTCTATTGACTGCACCTAAGATCTTAGTCTTGACAGGCCCTTGTGCGGGGAAAGTCTCGCTCATGGTCTCCGCTTGGAAGCGAATCACCGCCTCAGCCAGCACTGTGGAGTACACCCCACAGGAGCCCTCCCACGGGTCAGTCCGCTCCTCATACTTAAACCCAAGCACCTCCAGACCCTTGACGTACGTCTCAGCCCAGTCCTTCCTCGCAACGATATCCTGGTCCACGAGGTCTATGAGCTCCGAGCCTAAGGTGGAGAGTGCGCTGTCGCCCATATACTCGGCTAGGTTGGCGTCGAACGGCACTTCACCCTCTTCTGCTTCTCCCGGCACCAGCGTAATCTCTACACTCCCATCGTCCAAGGTAACTACTTCCGGGTTAACGATGTCAATCTCCAGAGCAGGCTCAGCAGCATCCAGCCCTGCAAGCCCCGTAGGCGCGACGTAGAGACCCTTATCAATCATGCTGGTTGCCATCATGGCTCCTAGTAGTAAGCACGCCGCACCGCGACGTAGTCATCATCTGTGTCAGTGTCAGAGTTAAGCCTCAAGAGGCCACCTTTGCGAATCCTAAGCAAACCCAAGCTACACGCGTCGACGTCATCGTCGTGCTCCCCTGCAGGGAAAGAAACGAGTTCTTCCACCACCTCAGAGGCCCACCATGTCTCGGGGAACCATACCTGCCCGCTTGTAAACATGTCGCTTATGGCGTTGACCCTTGCTATCTTATCCTGACCCTTGCCTGGGCTAAACTCCTGCACATATATACCAGAGCGCCGCATCTCATCTACCAGCGGCTGACCCGAAGCCTTAGTCTCGACGATCAGCGAATCTGGCTCCCAGTCCTTGTATTGTTGCAGTGCTATACGCTTAAGCTCGGGGAACTCATACTTACCCTTGACGCGATTCAGCAGGATGACGTTATCCACCCCATCCTCGTTCTTCCAAACGCCCCATGTCTGGCACACAGAGTAGTCCGACCGCTCCTTAGTGGTTAGCGCCGTATCCCAAGCCTGCACAGTGTAATCCACAGTTGGCGGATCCTCTTTTGTCCACCACTTGATATCACTACGCTTAATTATGGCAGCTTCTTGAGCTGTGGGGGCCTGTTGATACTGCGCGTTCCACTGCCACGCGGGCATGGATGCCTTCGTTCTTAGCAGCGACTCTAGGGTCCACTGCTCCGGCCACAGCGATTTCTGCAGTACCGAGGGGGCTTCCGCGTCGTAGTCTTGGCTCTCAGGGTCTGCAGCGGGGTTGGGGTACTCAAGAACTGCAGGAAACTCAAAAACCTCATACTGATCCGCATCAGGATTGAGCGCCGCATCCTTTACCAGACGTCCTATGAGATCCCGCTGGTGCCACCTTGTATGGAGGATTGCTATTCTTCCACCGGGCATTAAACGAGTCCGTAAGCCTGCACGGAACCACTCATACACAACGTCCAGAGAGGCTGTGTTCCCTGCTTTGAGGTCCTGCTCTGATAGCGGATCATCGACAATGGCAAGGTGCGAACCTCTCCCTGCAAGGGCACCCCCAACTCCAGCAGCGAAGAACTCACCCCCTTTAGATGTATTCCACTTCCCTGCGGCCTTGGCATCGGCAGCAATCTTCACGTTAGGGAATATCTCTTGGTAAACGTCCGACTGCATAAGGTTTCGCACCTTCCGAGCCATATCCACCGCCAAATCGGCAGTGTGTGACGCCATAATCACCTTATGGTCGGGGTGTTTGCCCAAATACCATGCAGGGTAATAGATGGAAATCATCTGAGACTTACCAAAACGCGGTGCCATCGATACAGCAATCCGGTCCTTAGACCCATCCTCAATCTGCATCAGGAGGTTGCCTAGACGCTTTAAGTGACTCCCAAACTTGTAAGTAGTATCTATATGTGCAATAAATGCCAGGAAGTCACTCTGGCACATGGCAAGCCGTTTGCGCTTCTCTATCTCTTCTAGCAGTATAAGGGCTTCCAGCATCTCCTGCGTGGACATGCTCTTGAGGTTGCCCATCAAACGCTGCAGATCGGCTTTAGAGAGCGACATCATCCGCTCAGCACCTCATCGGCAGTGGGCAGTCTAGGGGCTTCCTCGACCATCTCTATGGTCTTAGCCAGCCGTTCCCGCAGCAGTTGCTCCAGCTCTTCCGTCGGCCGGTGCTTCATAGTTACTTCAGTCTTGTCAGTGAACAGCCCGACGTCGGAGATCTTTCCTAGCAGCTCATAGCATTTGAGCCTTATGCGTGGGTCGGGGTGAGTGCTGTCTACAATTAGCTTATTAGTTACGTACGTGCGTATCTGCTGGGCAGACTGCACCACGGTCTTGTCGTATTCGTCCAGGATCGCCTTAATCTGCACAATGGTGCCCGGAGAAGAGAGCACAGCCTCTGTAGGCTCAATCGTGCCTGAGATCACGCCTCTGGCCGTCGTGCAGTCCACATCTGTGACCGGCACCTCTGTATAGACCTCCGCCACACTATTAAAGGCGGCATTGATCCTAGCCTGCAGATCTTCAAATGTAGGCGGATAGTCCGCAAAAGGGACATCAGTATCTAACGATACCACTTGCATCAAACGCACTCCTAAGAGGTTTACATAGTGTACATACGGCAGGGGGCCTGTCAAGCGCTTAACTGTGTTAGGCTGCGTTGGTTGAAATTTATAAAATTTTTTGAGGGAGGTTTAGTTTGAGAAGGGGGGTGTTCCGCAGTGTGCGAGCCGCGAAGCGGCATAGCTTGTGTCGCCCAAACTTAATACTGTGTAGCCCGGAGCCGCGTAGCGCATGTCGCCCGGAGCCGCGTAGCGCATGTCGCCCGGAGCCGCGTAGCGCATGTCGCCCGGAGCCGCGTAGCGGCGGAGGGGGTAAGTTGACTGAGTGAAGCTAAGTAAGGATAGGGTGCGTGGGGATGTCGCACTCAGTGTATTGGCGCGTGGGTCCCATCAGCCAAAAAGGGGTCATGGGGGGGCGGGTGGGGTCAGTTTCTAACGTTATAGTTTGCCACTGTGAACTTAACACTGTAGAATGCGAACTGTGTCATGCAATCACGCATACACACAACAGAAAGGAAACATCATGGAAAGTTCTAAAGCACTCGTCGAGGCTCTGGCCTCAGCGCTCGAAACCTTTTCGCAAGGGTTCGATGCCCTGACCGAGGCGACCCGCAAGGTGGCCACGGAAAGAGCCGTGGCGATAAACCTTGTGAT